CACTACCCAGGATTGGATAGTGTAACCCAAATGTATGGAACTACCAGATTTCTTTCAAGGGAAGAAGGAAATGGTGTTCTTGGAGTTTATATCGTTAACGAATTGACAGTACCTAATAGTACAGTCAATAATGATATACAGATTAATGTTTATGTGTCCATGGGAGATGATTTCGAAGTATTTGTTCCGGATGATCATTTCCAAAATTTTGTATTCAAGCCACAAGAAGGATTTGAAGCGCAAGCGGGCGCTGAAATCGTTCCTGATGCTCAAAATACGCAAGAACCTAGTGCCCCTATACAGGATAATCCTATGTCACTAGGACCAACGGAACAAAACACAGAACTAGTAAATAAGGTATTTACTGGTGAGAGTATACAATCTTTTAGAACTATGTTGAAAAGATTTGCATTACATACCACCATAGGTTCTGGCTCAGCAGGAAATCAAGTTATGTACGGTGAAAGACCACTCATGCCTTACCTTAGAGGTAATGTTACAGGAGCGGTTAACACCACTGGTGCACTAGCAGCATATAGTTACTGTAATACATTATTATTACATTAGGTAACGTATGCTTTTTCAGGTTGGAGAGGAGGAATTAGATATAAATTTCTACCTAGAGGTAATCATACAGACGCCTTTACGATTAATATATCACGCGGAACGAAAGGGGGTTCCGGTTACTCACAAAATAGAATAGCTCAACCAAGTTACACGTCGCAAAGTATTGCAGCGTCTAGCGCGGTAAAGGGATTAAGCATCTTCTCAGATGGTGGTACGAAGGGTACTACCTATACAGTAGCAAGCGTTAATCCAATCCTAGAAGTTGAGATACCTTATTATTCTGATACAAGATTTACACCTGGTAAAACTCAAGATCTGACTACTACAGCCGTGTTTAATGAAACATGGAAGTATGCAATCGGACGCTTGAATGGTCAAGATATGGTGGTTGATATTTATGCAGCAGCAGCTGAAGATTATCAAGCATATTTCTTTTCCGGTTTACCCAGAATGTATTACGAAGCAACACCTCCATTACCTTAGGAGTGTGACTTGTATAAGACTAAAG